AGTGAAACAATAAACGGAACTACTCATACATGGCAGGGATTAAATCTAGATCAAAGACCAAACTGGACTCAATCAAACGTTGGAGATGCCTTTCAATTTACAGAAGTTTATCAAGCACCTGGAATGGAATCCGTAACCGACATAACTCGAACGATCCAAAGCACAAGTGTAACAGATACCACAACTATCTTCTCGCAATAAGTCTGCTAGGAAATCCTGTACTAGCTAATACTTCTAATACTGCTGCTCCTTCAGCTAGTGCATCGGGATCGGTTTCAAATTTCGCAACGCAAGTTTTAGGTGGGCCAATGGTAGAAAATATGTATGGAAATAATATCAAGTGTTCTGGACCACAAATGACAGTTAGCCCATTTGTCACTACATCATTCAATCAAAAGCGACCACAGGACTACATCTATAGCACACCCGTTTACGATCCAACAGACTCAAATGATGATGGTGTGCCAGATAACCCAGGCAACATACTCTACTATCAGGAAAACTACAGTGGTAACAAAGATTCTCTAGGATTAAACTTTGGATTCGCACTTACATTTAATATTCCACTGGACAACAGGTTCCAAGATTCTTGTTTAGATGCAGCTAATACACAAATAAATTTACAAAAGCAAGAATTAAATGCAAAGTTGCTTAATTATGAAATAGCCAGATTAAAAAATTGCGGAGAATTAATGTTGAAGGGAATATATTTCGATCCTAAAAGTAACTTTGCAAAATTATGCGAAGGGGTTATTGTTTCACCGCCTCCAAATCAAGTTATACCTCACAGTCACAAATTGACCCAGTAGATAAGTCACGGGTATTAAACTCATCTACGGATAATTATTCTACCTTATCTTTTTTGGGTTTGCTTAAACGCTTAAAAGCCTGTCGTACCAAGGGTTTTACGAGATTAAGTAATAATGGAGTAGTGGCAGCAACGCTAGCAATGAGAGCAGTGCTAACAAGCTGTGGAGGATTCGGTATGTATTGCTCGATGAATTTAGTACTTTCATACAAGGTTATACATTCACTACCATCTTCGCTTCTTTCATGTCCTATGACACGCTCCAGTTTAAATTCGTTACGATAATCTCCAACTCTTTGATCTTTTTTACCAGGACAAGCAACAAAAAACGGATCATCTTGTTTCTTTTTTGGTTCGTATTTTGGAGGCTCTACTGTGGGCTGGACAAATTCTTGTTCCTGATTTTGGGGGGTTTCTGATTGCGTATATACAAATTCGTTGGGGTTGTACTGTAAAGGTTCAAAACTAGGAATACTGAAATTACCACATTCTGTATATGTGCCGTATTCGTCTTTATCACTATCAATAAGACTTGTAAGATTATTTCTATGTACTCTTACACAACCAGGAATATCAACTATAGGTTTACTTATATTATTTAATGTTTGTATATCAGTTTTCCATACAGGTATTTCGTGTATCTCAACCTTATTTATGTCAAAACGAGGTATGTCAATCGAAGGCATCTCTTTTCTTCAATACTTCTACTTCTGAAAAGCATTTAGGACAAGATAAGTTAGTCATTACTGAAAACTCAGGATAAGTTTGCATAGATTCATCTATATCAATATCACCACCCCAAATTAATTCAGTATCGCACCAATAACAATTCATTTAATAATTGGCATAGATGGGCCTGTCATTTTAGGTAAACCATTATCTAATAATTTAGGCATCATGCCTTGTACGTTGCCAAG